CAATCTTCGTGACAATATCTTAACCAATCTTCGTGACAATATCTTAACCAATCTTCGTGACAATATCTTAACCAATCTTCGTGACAATATCTTAACCAAATATTGTTAGAGAGTATCGGAACACGAATCTTAACCAAGTCTTGTGAATTAATAATGTATTTCCGGTTCGGGGAGTGTTTTCAGGAATTCGCCCATTTCCACGAATACTTCATAAGGCATTTTTTTCATTTTCGGTTTTCCTTCCCACAGATATTTTCTATAACCCATACTCACTTCTCCATTCCATTCGTAGTATTCACTGTACTTTTCCTTTACCTTATCCTCTACATATTCCATTGGCATTATGTAATTCTTTTGTTGTCTTTCACTCACTACTTCCTTCTCTACTACTCCCTTGTAATATTTCAATATCCATGACTCTTTTCCTAATACTCCTGACCCCTTACGTACTCTCCATCCCGTCTCCACCATCCCTACATATTTCTCTTCTTCAGACCCCATCCGATGCTCCCATGGCTTCAACCGTCTATCTTGCTTTTCCCGAATATGCATATGTCGCAACATAATTTCCTCTTCGCGTTCATCTATCCACTCCAAAACCTTGTTATACTGTTCCCATATGATTTCAGCACTATCATTATCTATCAGTTTCCCATGCTGCATAGTATCCCGATAAGCATTCATCAATACTTGAATGCCATCAATACGAATGTCTATTGCCGGTCTGTGCGGCATAAAATCATTCCCCAAAAGAAAACACAAAAACGCATAATCATGGATCCGCGTATCAAGTGTTATCCCAGCTGCCTCATCTAGTGGCATTTTCATCTCTTTAAAAATAGAGACACACAGTTCATTGATATCAAGCAAATGTCCGTCGCCCCCTTTCAAATCCATATTCAAGCTTTTAGCATATTCGGGGGTTTCGCGAAATACATAAAATGTAGTCATATTTTTGTGAAAGATAGACAGCATCAACAGGTCGGCGTCAAGACCATATATCACCGTATTTTTCCCCAAATGTTCGGCTTTAAAATCACGAATATGCTGAAACAATTTGTGTTCACCCTCTCCCCATTGGTCAGAACCAGAGACGATGACTTTCACGTTATCCAAGGTTTTGAACGGATAGTCATACACATATTTAGACAAATAGTTCATAAATCGCGTTCCTGGAGTAATCAAACAAGTATCAATGCCGCTCGACTTTTCAACACACCCATTTTTTTCCAAGAAGTTATTCATATATCGCCGCGACCTCTGCTGCTCCATTTTCTCCAAAGGTGCCACGCCGTCAAACGCTATGTAAACCGCATTTGATGGTCGGATTTGGTCTATGTACCCCTGTATTTTTGAACATATGAGGGCCAAGATGTGCGGATAACTTGCCGAGTTATCAGGGTCTGTCTTATATATTTCGCGCACGGCATCATAAATCACCGAATTACAGTCCATATACAAATTGTGAAACTTGGTTGAGCGCATTTTTATTAGCGGGTTCAACACGTGAATATAATTTTTAATAATATACGAAAAATATGCTGGTATTCCCATTTATAATAATAGACACCAAAAGTTTATACCATTTTATAATATTTATAGACCGAATATTTATAGACCGAATATTTATAGACGCATAATTATATTACTCAATAATATATAATATGGAGTTTAAACAATTATATTTTCTGTTTTACAGAATATTCCCATTTGTTATAATTTCATTTTTCGCCATTTATTCAATCGTTGCTGGCGAAGTTACAGGGATCATGGTAGCAAGCGGAGCACTGATTACATCTATTATAACCATTATAATATCTGGAATAGAGCCAATAAAAGATAAAATAACGACATTTCGCGACGGTAAAAAGGGCGAACTTGATATCATGGATTACTCCGCGGCACATTGTAATATTTTGACATTCAATAACACAGTCATTTCGTACCTCCCTCTCAGCACACATACTATTTCATTTATCATCGGATATCTATTTATGGCAGCCGTACCGAACTTTTATATTGTAATTCCGCTTCTAATATTCTTAATGATTGATGTTGCATATAATTACTTAAATTGTACCGGGGTTTTTGTAATAATACCATTAACAATTGGGTTGTTGCTAGGTGTTGGCTGGGGGGCTTTGTCAAAGCCGACATTCATAGCGCCAGGCAAAGAAACATGTAATGCGGATACTAAAAAAATGAAGTTCAATTGCAGACGGCGTGGATTAAAAGTCTAGAACGACCCCCAAGTTTACGACCCCCAAGTTTACGACCCCAAGTTTATGGCTCAAAGTATTGAATATTCGCATTTATCCATGTCTTCACCTGGGGAACAATTCGTCGTCGCAAAAAGTCATCCACGATTAATTTTGCGGACCGTTGTTTGTCTTCAAAATGGTACATAAACTCGTGAATTACAGAATATGTATTTTTGCTTGTATATTCGGCGACAACCGATTCTCTCGGGAAAAACGGATACCCCTTTCGCTGATTCACCGAATTGTGAAACGCATGAAAGAAATCAATCAGTTGATCCTTGGTGCGAATATTATTCACGTTGACTGACCGAATATATTCCATCGCGTGCTTAGAGCAGACTGGGCACGGCAAGACGCTACAAATGGATGTTATAATCCGCATAAAATCACCAATAATGAGATGAAAATATTCGCCACGCATCTTTTGCGCCATCGTGTGAAAAAAAGTCCAAATCGGTTTCCCCCATTTTAGTTTCACGGGTGGCGGCGTTTGTTCCACAACAATATTATTCTGAGGTCTTTGTATTTGTATTGGCGCAGTAAACATTTTAGTCTGCTGCTGATAGCTAATAGACGACCTTTTATAACTGCTGCTAAAAATCATATATATATTTATCAATAATTTATTGATAAAAGGCAGACGCTTTTTTCAACGGATTAGAGACTCCCACCAAAGGGAGTCTCAACATGATTGATAAGTATTTAACACGAAATAAGATAAAAAAATAATCAATTAGAATATAATGTCAGCGGCATCAATAAACAAAGCGGAAATCATAGAATCAATCAAAGAATGGATGCGCATTGACAATGAAATCCGTAATCTCAACAAAGAAGTACGTGACCGAAAAACACAACAATCAGATATATCAAAGCGGCTTATGACTACTATGAAAGATAACAATATAGATGAGTTCAATGTAAAAGAGGGGAAACTGGTTTATTCCAAAAAACAAATAAAAAAACCGATAACTAAGAAATATCTCACGGATGTGCTTTTGAAATATTACGAAGGCAATGCCGAACAAGCGACAGAGCTAAACAGTTTCATAAATGAAAACCGCGAGGCAACTACCAAAGAAACCATTCGCAGGTTGGTGAAACCGAAGGCTACTACGTCAGTTCCTTAAAGCGTGCGACATTCAAATCGTGCGACCTTAAAGCGTGCGACCTTAAAGCGTGCGACCTTGGGGCTTTATAAATGATCAATCTCCGGAATGACGATGGTGCCATTTATCTCGCGGCATTTAGCGATAACAGCTGGATTTGATTTGCCTGACAATATGTCCTCCGTCTTATAGACATTCATAAACTTGTCAATGTAATAGACGATCCCATTCACATCCTTGGCGACGACGTCCAGTTTCTTTGTACAGTCACCGCAAACGTCGTCTGCCATACCGTATGGCGCACCCTTGGAATGAGTGCCACAAAACTCGCACCCATCCTTGCGTTTGCGAGTACACTGCTTGTTGTCGGCACGCTTCGCATTACAGCGATTCTGGGTGGGGATGGAGTTCTGGATGCGCTTGCGTTTTGAGATGTCATCTTTGCTAAATGTGAGGCGGTCGTATTCGTATACATATTCAAGAAGTGCGTTGGCTTTTTCTTGTTCTGTTATTCCAAGTTCAATCAATTTACTGCGAATATCATCCTTGAACTTGGTGATGTATTGTTCGGCGCGTGAGTTGAGTTTTTTTTCCATTTTATAATTGTGGATTGATTATTATTTGTGTTCTAATAATCAATCGGTTTAGTTTTCAATTTTTCGTAAGGTTGTCGCAATGACAAATCATCGGTCTCTCCTTATTTTGGCTTGTCGTTGAAAAAGTTATAGAGCAAGTTATCCGGATTGTAATTCTTGATCTCGCCATCAATCAACATAATGCTTTCATACATCTTGCGCAAAACATCGTTGGGAGAGGTGGACCCAACTTTGATGAACCCCTGTTTTAAAAGAAATCGCCGTATTTCGTCAATAGACGTATTTTTCAACATAAACGATTTGTTTGTGACGTTGTTGCGTATTGTCCGGTTTGGCAACAACACACCAACAGATGGCCGATATTTATCTTTGCCGACGTGATATGTTCTGCGAATCAGTTTGTTTAGTTTGGTTTTGGGGACCTTAATTGCTTGTTGGCGGTTTGCGCGCTCATTGAGTCGGGCGCGAATGCGGTCAATGGCATTGTCGGTTTTGGGTTTTTCTTGGATGTCGGATGCTTTTACAGTTTTGTTCATAGAGGCGCGATAGGTGGGAAGAGAACCGTTTTTCAGACAACCGTATTTGGGAGTCTCGCAAACCGGCATTGGTGTTTGAACAGAAGGTTGTTGTTGTTGTGGGAATAGTTGTTGTGTACCAGAAAACACTTGAACCGAAGGTCCTTGAACAAAGGGTTGTTTTACTATCGGATGTTGGGACTGAATCGGAGGCCCTTGAACAAAAGATTGTTGAGATATCGGTTGTTTTACTATCGGATGTTGGACTTGAACCGGATACCCTTGAACCGGATACCCTTGAACCGGATACCCTTGAACAAAGGATTGTTGTACTATCGGTTGACCTTGGGTCGGATATCCTTGGGTCGGATATCCTTGAACAATCGGTCTTGGTTCTGGTGCCCGCATAGTTTGATTATGCGTCTGTTGTACAGATTCACGTTTTTGCTTATCCACCAACTTATTCATAAAGTCCATTGTTTCTTTGAACCCAGAATCAAACTTCTCCTCAGCGGATACACGTATCGGACTACTAACGCTTGTTGGTTTATCCGTTCCACCAAAAATCTTATTGTATTGCTCAGCCTGATTCGCACGAATACGCCGCAACATATCGCGCTTCAATGTTTTATCACGATTGATTGACTTCATCTTGATTGGTTTGGGGGGTATTTTATCGGGATTCTTTTTGCGAGTATTGTTATTGGCAATTTTAAACATTTCGGGGTTTATTTGGATTATTTTTTTTTCCCCACCAGCAATAGCGCTCATTAAATATATTCTATAATATTGTTTTGTTTACAATATATTTACGAAACCCATTCCTTTCGGACCCTCCCGTAGGAAAGGCCTTTGGTCGGACCTTCATACGGGACCCCCTCCCGTAGGGAGGGGGCTTATCAGTCGGCCACCGAAGGTGGTCTTATCAGTCGGCCACCTTCTCCCTACGGGAGGCCTTATCAGTCGGCCACCTTCTCCCTACGGGAGGCCTTATGGGTCGGTAGGCTCCTTCAGAGCCAACCTTATAGGTCGGCCACCGAAGGTGGCCTTATAAAAACATGGACGATACAAACCCCTTATTTCCACCATACAGCGCGGATTTCTTCATACTCTCTTTGAAAGCAACGAATCCCGCATCCAAATCAGCAACCGAGACCATTTTAACCAAGGTCAAATCAGCGGCACCATACATCCGCCGACTATGCGCAATCTTCACCTTAAAAAAGAGCGCATCAATATCTCTCCCAAACCCCGGCAAATCCTTGTACCTCCGCCTGAACCAATCCTCTCCCGCGGATTCCGAAATGCTGTGTGTCCAACCACTATCACAGACCTTCTTCTTAAATATTTGCCACACCTCGGATGAAGTGTAATCGTCAATCGTGAATCTCCACGAAAATCGTGACTCCAATCCAGGATTCAGTTTGAAAAAACGTTCATTCACGCACGTTTCATAACCAGCCACTATGACAATGAGTCCATCTTTGTGGTCGCTCAGCGCCTCGCACAAGGTATCCGCGCACTCCTTTGAAAACGAGTCGTCGCCCAAAGAGTAGATTTCGTCAATAAACAAGACGCCACCAAGACATTCATTGATGAGCGCGCGTGTTTTAATCGCGGTTTGCCCTAAATACCCGGCCACCAGATCAGTGCGGGTGGCTTTTTTAAATACATGATGCGTTTTCTTATTAACTATTGGGGTTTCACTGAGTGGCGGCGGCGACTTGACCACACCCATCTTGGAATACATTTTCCCCAGTATCTTGGCAATATCCGTTTTACCAGTTCCTGGTGAACCATAAATAACAATGTGTTTGTAATCTCCCGACCCTGAAAACCCCTGTAAAAAATACAAAATCTGATCAAGAATGTTCTTCTTAAGTTGAGTCATCCCAATCATAGAATCCAACTCTTTCAGTTCTCCTGAAATCTTATTGAGAATCGCCATATTCATATTGTATTCTGCATCTTCGTGAACGGGGTATTTCTCAATCACCGCCAATAAATCCGCAATTGTGTTGATTTTTTCATCAATATGGATGACCGGTTTCTTAGGCGTTGTCAATTCGTCTAGAACAAACTCGTGGTCTTTTTGCCAAACATCATACATTGTGGGCATCGATAACCCTTGAACTTCTGACAAAAGAATGTGTTCGGGTGTGATGCTATGAAAAATGCGATTTGTATAATCTATTATGTTTCTATATTCATCTACTGTCAAATGTGTTTTCTTCCGGTAAATGTCAAGATATTGACTAAATGATCTGTATTTGGACATTGAATCCCGTGCGTTAAATAAATAGTACATCTATATTTAAACCGTTTTTCAACGGATTAGATGTATACCAAGCGTCCGTTTTTCAACGGATTTGACGATACTCCCTTTGGGACATTATACATCTTGGGCGACTCTATTATTCATTTTGTATTCTACAAATACCCGGAATGCCACGTCAATAATGACCAATAACATGTTGTTTGCTAATAAAACCGTAGTTAAATTGTCATTTTTTATTATTGCCAAAGTGTATATCGTCAATCCAAATATAGTTATTTGGTAAACGTAACTAAAAATCAAAATGGTTTCTTTTTTTTCAATGTTATTTTTTGAATAACCCAAGCTACAAAAGTTACAAAATACTTTCAAAAAATAAAATAACATTAATACTTGGAGTTCGTTGTAATTATTATATCTGCGATAGTCTCTGCTTACAAAGATGCTAATAATATTCATGATTGAGTTTATTATAAGATGAAAAAGCAATATTTGGACGTTATTTTTTATTCGGGAATCATTGTTTAGCTCTTGACGGATTATTTGAAGAGGAACCACTTGTCGAATGGTAACTTGTTGTTTTAAAAGAATCGTATATTTTGTCTTACAATGAGGGCAAAAGTTCTTATTTTCACCGGATTCTAATAATTGGATTATACATGGGATGTGATATGCTGAATTGGCACACCCGCATGGCAATTTTACAAGTTGATTCATTTCCAAATCCATGGATTCCAGACATATTAGACATTCTTTGTCCTTCAAGAAATCTGAGTCGGGTTTTTCAAAGCTTTGTAGAGCCTCTGTTGTTCGCAAATTATTCAATAATAATATATTGGGATTTCGGTTTATATTGTTGAATAATCTTTCAAAAATTGCTTACTGATGAAACACTTGGTGTTTCTGAAGTAAGGTGTTGTTTGAACTTAAGCCCCCTACGGGGGGGCTTGCATTCAAAAAATTGTTTTAACACGAAACATCCAGTTTTGGAAGTACAAACAATTTTTTAACACATACACTTGTTGAGTGTGTGTTAAACAACACTTTGTACTTTTTCATTTTCTGCGCTTCGCTAAAACACCGATTTTAATATAACAAATTGATTTAAACATATTTAAATAATTATATAAAATCAAAATGGATAGCGACGAAGATAAAGATAACAAAGATACAGTGTTACACGTTATTCCTTCCAACGAATTAAGATTAATTCCATTATATGCGATTATTACACACATATATGAAAAAATTATTGAAAAGGCGGCAGAATGTGAGTTTACTTATACTTTCATGATTGAAAATATAATAGAAGATTACAAAATTAAAAAAAGAATAGCAACTCCTGGTAACAAAATATTTATTATTAATGAAATAAAAAGGTTATTTCCTGGCATTAAAATTGCTGAAATTGTAGCGCCATCATATTTTCCAGATGACTCTGAGTCTTGTTGGAGTGCGTCTTGGGAAGAAGAAGAGTTAGAAGTTGTTAAAGATGTGAATGATTATAAATATAAAAGTGATGATTGTGATGATATTATACTAAAACAAGTAATTGAAGATAGTTTGACGGAAGTAAAAAAAACAGAAATAGCAAATAATAGTATTATTTTGGAAAAAACAGAAGAAAGATTACAAAAAAGCACGCCAAAAATATGAAAAATTATATAATTAAATTGGCTATCAAAAAATTGTTTGGACTGACGAAACGATAGTTTCGGAAGTACAAAGTGTTTTTTAAATATTGCTCCCCTACGGGGAGCAATGTTCAAAAAATTGAAAAACACATTATAAATAATATTAAAAACATATATTATTCATACTAAAATGTCAAACACTATTGAAACTACTACCAAACCAAAGAGGGCGTACAAGCCCCGAACCAAGGCAGCTGCTGCAGCTGCGCCAAACAAGGACACCATCCCCGAAATGCCCCAATTTGATTCCAAGGCGTTGTTAGAAGAAATCATGAAAGAAGAAAAGGAAATCGCATCACAGATGACCGAGGCCGACGAAACTGTCCTCGGTCATCTCGGTAAAGACGCAGACGGCCTCTTCTCCATCATAGAATCTTATTTCAAAGGCCGTCATTCATCTATGTTGGTTCGTCACCAGCTGGAATCCTACAACGATTGCGTGAATCGCCAGCTCCACCAAACCATTGATATGTTCAACCCTGTCATGATTCGCTCCGACAAAGACTTCATCGCCGAACTGAACCAATACTTGTTGGAAGCCGAAATCACATTCACCAATTTGAAGATTCACCAGCCCCACATCTACGAAAACAACGGCTCTCACAAAATCATGTTGCCCAATATCGCAAAGCTGCGCAACTTCACATATGCGTCCAATATGACCATTGACATCAACATCAAATACACCGTCCGCGACACACTGAATATGGACCAGCCACGAATCATAAACAAGACGATTTCCAAGATCAGTATTGGAAAGTTCCCCATCATGGTCAATTCGTCCATCTGCGTCTTGAACCAGCACACAAATATCAACCCAGCGTCCATAGACGAATGTGCGTTTGATCACGGCGGCTATTTCATCATCAAGGGGTCGGAGAAAACCGTACTCCAACAAGAACGCGCAGCCCAGAATGTTGTATATTGCTACGACGGCAAGAATACCGCGAAATGTAGTTGGTACGCCGAAATCAAGTCAATGCCCGACAACAAGTGTATCTCGCCGAAACAAATAGAGATTGAGGTCATTAGTCGCAACAATGGGTACGGATATCCGATGAAAGTCGTGATACCGCGCATCCGCGAGGCGGTGGATTTGTTCGTCGTGTTCCGCGCGCTCGGCGTATTATCTGACCGCGAAATATGTCAATACATATTGTTGAACGAAACCGCGGCGGAAAACGAGGAAATCATGGAATACTTGAACGCCTCTGTGATAGAAGCGAATAAGTTTATGACACAGGAAGACGCCCTTCGCCAAATCACCAGTTACGCGGCCTTCACGCCCATCAATATGGACAAGGACCACGGGACCAAGAAGAAGCGCGACTTCGTGATGGAAGTGTTGGCAAACGACTTGTTTCCCCATTGCCGAACGAGCCAACAGAAGATATATTTCCTGGGACACATGACGAACAAGCTGATACGGACGGCTCTCGGACATATCAAGCCGAGCGACCGCGACTCTTATGTAAATAAACGCATAGACACTACGGGCACACTCTTGAACAACCTGTTTCGCAACTATTACAACAAGATGGTGAAGGAGATGGTGAAGAACATCTTGAAGGAAATCAACAATGGCTCGTGGCGTTCTACGGACAATTACGAGAATATCATCAATTCGTCCAATATCTGTAAAATGATAAAATCCACGACGATTGAGACAGGCATCAATCGCGCCCTGGCGACGGGCGACTTCAGCATCAAGCAGAGCAACAGCAGCAAGGTGGGTGTTGCGCAGGTGTTGAACCGGCTCACGACGGCGGCGACACTGAGCCATATGCGTCGCGTAAATACGCCGATAGACAAATCAGGTGAGCTGATTGAGCCGCGCAAACTCCACGGCACGACATTCGGGTTCTTATGTCCCGCTGAAACTCCGGAAGGTCAATCCATTGGTGTTGTTAAGAGCATCAGCACGCTCATGCATTTGACGATTTCGTCCAATAGTTCGTCGCTCTATGTGTATGCCGAGCCATTTGTCCGAGCGCTGGACTCAATAAAACCTGCCGATGCCTACAATATGGTGAAGGTGTTTATCAACGGTTGCTGGATAGGAATCACTGACCGGCCTTTGGAACTCTACAACGATATGAAAGAGAAGAAATGCCGCGGTATCATCAACATCTACACGTCGGTCGTGTTTGACTACAAGAATATGGAAATCCAGATTTGTAATGATGGTGGGCGGATGACGCGGCCACTGTTGCGTGTCAAGGGGACTCGGGCAATCATCACGCGCGACATCATTGACCAGTTGGACAAGAGCGAATTATCGTGGAACGACCTGCTCACAAATTGTAAACTGGATGAGTCAGTGGTTGAATACATAGACCCATGCGAACAGAATTATGCGATGATTGCGATGCGTGCGAAGGATTCGTATATCATTGAGAATGCGCGCATCAAATACACCCATTGCGAAATCCATCCCAGCACCATTTTCGGCGTTCTCGCGTCGTGTATCCCGTTTCCGGAGCACAACCAGGCACCGAGGAATACGTATCAGTGTTTGGATATTAATGAAACTGTCCTCCTTTCAAATGGAGACAAAATACCGATAAAGGATGTAAAAGTAGGTGATTCAGTTATCAGCTTTAACCCTGAAACAATGTCTACATCACACACTAAAGTAGTATATCAATATGTTCGTGAAACAGACAAAAAAATATTCAAACTTCGCACAATTTCAGGTCGTGAAATTGTAGCAACAGATGACCATAAGTTTATGACAACAGAAGGTTGGAAAACTGTTGAAAAAATGAATATTAATGAAACTATGATTGGTGTTCTTCCTTTTCAAAATAAAACCGTTATTGGAAACGCGGAAGAAACTATCATAATATCTGATTCGGATTTTAAGAACATTATGATAAATTATGGAATTAATGAAAATATGATTAATAAACATATTGAACAGCTTAAATCCATACAACTATTACCACTTAATTCATCAAACCCAAAATTGACAATTCTAGCAAGAATATTTGGCTTTATATTAGCAGATGGCTCTATAAATATATATGAAAGAAACGGTCTCAAGTTTGTTGCGTGTAGTTTGGATTTTGGAACTGAAAAAGATGTAACCGATTTTGAAAATGATATTGAATACTGTGGATTTAATAAATGTAAATACCATCACGGAACAAGACAGTTTAATGGAATAACACATACAACATATTCTGTTACACATAATGGAATATTACCAGCATTGTTAATAGCTCTTGGTATAACATTTGGAAAAAAAACAGAAACTGTGCGAAAGCCAATTCCGGATTGGATAATGTCGGGTTCAAAAATTATCCAACGTGAGTTTATCAGTGGATTTCAGGGAGGCGATGGATGTAAGATACGTTGGAATAAACTTGATAAAAAGGGTTACAATTTTATTTGTGCTGAAACTTCTCAGCAAATAAATCCATCAAAACAAGAATCACTTGTTATGTTTATGAAGCAGTGTATAACGTTATTGGAAGGGTTTGGTATAATAATAACATATTTAAACCAAACAAGAATTGAAGACAACCGTATTAAGGTCGCTTTTAAAATAAAAGATAGCCAAGCAAATCTTATGCGATATTATGATGAAATTGGATACCGTTATGCTTCAACCAAAAATATTGCGTCTTTTAAGATTATTGAATACTTTAAATATAAAGCACAATTATTTATTGAACACGAAACAAATATATTACAAATCCGTAAATATTACCAAGATGATAAAAAATCAAACTCGGATATTGGTAAAATTATGAATATGCCTACAAATCGTATCTCCGATATTATAAAAAGTTTCAAGAATAATCGTAAAATATCAATGCGTAATTTGAATGGTGATACAATTGAAACATGGTTTAATCAAGTTCAAGAAATAAACGGAATGTTGTTTATGCCAATTACACACATTGAAGAAGTAGATAATCGCCTAATTTCAGATATAACCGTTGAATCTGAGAATCATAGTTTCATAGCGGGAAATAATTTCCTATCAAGTAATTGCGCGCAAGGAAAACAGGCGATGGGTGTCTATTCAACCAACTACGACAAGCGTTATGACAAGACCGCGTATGTGCTGACTTCGCCGTCAAGACCCCTCGTAGATACGCGCCTAATGAACTGGCTGGACCTCGTGAAAATCCCATCCGGCCAAGTCATCCACGTGGCGATTATGTCATACACTGGCTACAATCAGGAAGACAGTGTGTTGGTCAATAAGGGTTCCATTGACCGCGGAATGTTTGCGACCACGATTTATCACACGGAAAAGGACGAGGACAAAACAATTACCCGACTCGTGAGTCGCTGTAAACCGGACCCCACGAAAACCAAGGGAATCAAATACGGCAATTACGACAAGATTGACTCCACCGGATTCGTCCCTAAGAACACATTGCTGGAAGACCACACAATTATTATTTCCAAGGTGGTCAATATCAAGGAGAACCGCAACGACCCGACAAAACAGATTAAGTACGAAGACCAGAGCAAGAGTGTTCGCACGGGCGGGGAGGAAATCTACGTGGATAGCAACGTCCAGTGCCGAAATGGCGACGGATACAACTGCGCCAAGGTGCGGATGCGCACGTTTCGCAAGCCGTGTATAGGAGATAAATTCTCCTCGAGACACGGTCAGAAGGGCACCTGCGGACTCATCATTCCCGAGTGTGATATGCCCTATACCAAGAACGGTCTCAAGCCAGATATCATCATTAACCCCCACGCAATTCCATCGCGTATGACAATCGGACAACTGAAAGAGACGTTGCTCGGGAAAGTGCTTGTCCATCTCGGCTTATTCGGCGACGGAACCAGTTTCGGCGACCTGGATGTGAAGACCATCGCGGAGAAGCTACAAGACCAGGGATACGAGAGTTATGGCAACGAGGTGATGTATGACGGCTTGACCGGCGAGCAGTTCCAGACAAGTATCTTCATCGGACCGGTCTTCTATCAGCGTTTGAAACACATGGTGAATGACAAGCAGCACAGTAGGTCAATTGGGCCGATGGTCAATTTGACGCGGCAACCGGCCGAAGGCCGGAGTCGTGATGGCGGTTTCCGTATCGGTGAAATGGAGCGTGACGTTATGTTGGCACATGGTATCAGCAGATTCTGTCGAGAGCGCTTGTACGATGTGTCGGACAAATACAGTGTTCACGTGTGTAAGAAATGCGGTATGATCGCGCAATACAATGACGAGGGCAATGCGATGCTCGGCAAGTTCAATTTCAGTGTCCATAAGTGTAGTATATGCGACAATATGACGGATTTCGCTTATGCGGAGATACCTTATGCGTTCAAGTTGATGGCGCAGGAGCTACAGACGATTAATTGTGTGCCCAGATTGATGACTGAATAAGATGGTTCTTAAGGAATAAAAATGAGTTATTGTCTATGTTTTTTATTTTTGTTAAGCCTCGTAATAACGCTCAAAAGAGTCGCAGTATATACCGGCGAAGATTTAAAACCGCACACCGCAGGTGTGCTTTGTTTCAAATCGTTACCGGTATCGCTCCCTTGGAGATTTAAAACGTGCTGTTTTAAATCTTCAATGGTGTAAAGTTTCACCATTATATGTAGTTTTACAATAAATAATATAGAGACGAAACCTATAATACTGTATACACCCATATGGTGATATCAGTGCCTCTTTAGGTTAGTGCCTCTTTAGCTCAGTGGTAGAGCATTTCACTTGTAATGAAAAGGTCTTGGGTTCAATCCCCAAAGGAGGCTATACGCCGATGAATATTTTATAACTTGTAAAATATTCATCGGTAAACTTTCATTGAAAGAAAATAAGATGATTGTCATCTCATTTTTATAAGTATGTATAAATGTATAAATGTATAAAGTATAAAAACGAAACTAAATAATAATTATAATATATAATGCCAAAGACAACAACCCGAACATCTGTCCCAACACGGAAACAAAATATTCCGGGTCCAGCGAT